TAACCGTTACCAACCGTTACCCCAGCATAAAATATAGCTTTTCAACCGTTACCTTAACCGTTACCAACTGTTACCTTAACCGTAACTTTTTACGTTTTACCAACACTACTACCACTTTTCCGGTTATGGTTGTATCATTTCAAATACTTAAACATTCGCAAAAATTCGCACCACGCAAGTCTTAAATAAATCTTGCACTTCTGCCAAAGCATGTATCTAATGATCTTATTCCACTCATGATCTGACTTCCAGCGCTTGCACCATTCCCACTGAAGCTCATCTTCTCTTTCATCATGCATTACTATTAACCTCACTTATATACACGGCCTGACTTGATATCCTTTAACTGGATTCTGTCGACCAGTTCAAATCCACAAGAACGGATGATAAATTTCAAAACCTTCACCAGATCTGAAACCTTCTTATCCAGTTCTTCCTCTTCTTTAACTATTTTCTTCGTTCCATAATATGCAGTTGGATCTGCATACCCTTCAAAGTTCTTTCTAGGATCACCCATATGTTTGACTTCCTTTCTACAAGATAATTTCTTTTGTAAATATTTTTTTAACCTGACCATTGATTTTTTTCTGTCTGATATTCAATTTCAAGCGTTTGGTGATCTGCTTGCTAAAGACAATATTAGACATCGGGGTTAGTGCATTATCTGCACAAAATACCTGATAACGCTTGTACACGTCACTGGTAAGCTCATTCTCAATCATATTTTCACCCTGATCCTGAATGAACGCTGCTATCGGATTGTTTTCCTCTTCGTACTCTTTCAGCTCATTACTTACCTTTTCAGAATATGTAAAGTGGTTTTTGCTGAGAACACGCTGCAATCCATCTATTCCAACACGGATCAGATACTCAATTGAATCCTGTGCCGCCAGCTTATACTTAATGTGCGGATCAAAGTCCGGATCCTGATCTGTGAAGGTTGCATTGAATGGAATGATTACCAGGCGGCGAAGAACCGCACCCGTCTTATCTTTCATTCTTGGGATATCATTGGCAGAGAATAGCAGCTTAACATACGGATTAAATTCAAACGGATCCATACCTTTTCGTTCTGCTTTGATGCGGTTTCCGGTAACAACTTTTTTGAAAATTGACACCTGAGTACCTTGTAAGAAATCATCACCTATATCATCACCTATGTTAGCCAGCTTACCAAACATCATTGACGTGCTGAATCTGTCACCCAGTTCTTTTAAATCTAGCGCACTGATATTTTCATCACCCAGGATCTTATGCAACACGTCCAGGAAAGTTGACTTTCCATTAGACTTATCACCGGTCAGAATGAACGCTTTTCCAAGCTCATTCTGACGAAAGAAACAGTATCCTATACACTCCTGAAGCAATGCTACAATGGAAGGATCATTACAAGCAAGCTTGTCCAATGTGTGTTCAGCCAGTTCACAGGTTGCAGTTGGCACATAATCCCATGGTATCCGATTAGTTAGTACCAGATCTGGACTGTATGGAACTAGTGTATTATTTACCAGGTCATACACTCCATTAGCAAATGCAATGTACCTGGCATCTGAAATTGAAAGTTCTGGTGCGATTAACTCCATATAGTCCAGTACTTCTCTTCGCTGACTCTTCTTCAAGTTTGGTATCAGCTCAATCATTTTCTTTTCTATGTATCTGTATCCATACTCATAGACTCCATCACGGTAAATGTGCAGCTGCTGGTTGATGCGGACAACGTGTTCGCTCGTTACCATGTAGTTTGCGAACTTATCGAACAAAAAGGTTTTTTCCCGGAAGAATACCGGTTTCTGAAATGCTTCATCACGCAATACTACTTCTAGTTCTTCCGAACTTAACGGTTCACGCAGCACATACTGATTCAGGATCCTGATGCACTCCCGACATTCTTCCTTTGTGAATCCGTATGAAGTTAAAGTTAAAATATAATTAAATAGTGCCTGGTTTCGTCCGTCACCAGCTGACATGTCTAGGAAATCAACAGATGCTTTTACTGGTGTCAGCCATTTTGGTAACTCATTATATGGGATTGATGGATCTTCCACATCCCATTCACAGAAACGTTCTTCACCGTTCAGTTTAAGGACTTCATAAGATAGCTTCGTTCCTACTTTGATATCTGCATTTAGTCCCACCGCCAAAGGTACATGTGTGTGATTTCTGGTTACGACATGGTTTTTGAACAGAAAGTGTTTCCCTCTGCTGGTGCAGAGAACCTTGCAATTCAGCTGTAAATCTTCCACGATGTTCATCAGGATTTCAGCCTGTTCACCGTCATCCAGATCAACCAGAATCGTATCATTTGCAAGGACACCACCATAACCGGGACGATCCTTCACCTGGTCTAGTGTCTTCCAGGAAGTTCTATTTTTTAATTTTTCAATACAGGCTTTTCCTTTTGTTTCAACGTAGCCCTTATACAGCATACCATCACCACCTTATCCCAGTTCTTTGCTCACCTTATCCAGAAATGCTTTATCTATCATATGCCGGTTATGCTCTCTTACCCCCTTTTTAACAAGCATATCCAGATCTTTGACATCATCCTTACAAGTCTTCACACGATCATTTAGTTTTTTCCATGCCGGGTTGATTTGTCCGTTTGACAGCTTACGCTTTACACATTTGCAATCTTCCCTGCAACGATACAGATTACTCCTTGCTATACTCTGCTTTGCCGCCAGACTCTTCATATAAAGTTCATACTGCCCCATATGAACTTTATAAGCCTGATTATAATCTGCGATAAATTCCTTGATAACATCTTCCTGATCTGGATTGTTGCTCTTACGGATATACTGGATCAGTTTCCTTGCTTTTGTGATACCTCTGCCACTTTCCAACAAAAATGATTTAAGTGGTACTTTCATCCAGCCTGATCCGCTGCATCCCTGAGTCCCCCCAGGTAAAATATACTGTTCTTTCTTCAATTAAATCCATATATTCCATCCTTTCTAAGCGACAATGCCGAATGCTTCAAGTCGCTTTTTTGCTTCTGTAATATACCAGTTCCTATCTAATTTATCAGGAACCGTTACACCTTCTACTGAATCGTTATAAATGAAACAGTGATCCGGAGTTCCACCGAACTTTTCACCCTTGCCACGGCTTCCACCATGTTTCATCAAGCGGCCGTCCTCAGATGACTGTGATGCAAACACTCTATAGCACTTGTATGTATAGCGTTCTGATTCCGGATAATCCCAGAGATAGGATACAGTTCCGTCCCTATGCTTAGTTGATTTAACAATCTGTCCTTTTCCGCGTTGATGCTCCACCCACTTATACTTGTTGGACAGCTTCACGATCTTCTGGAACATAATCAAATCATTACACTCCATGATGGTCTTTTCAACCGGCACTCCGTCTACCATATAATCAACTAGGGCTTTGTTCAGAATCGGAAGATCATTATCTACCCTGGATAGTTCCTTGACATATGCACCGATTCTTTCTACACCACCGTCCTGATCTATCCATAGATAATTGTTAACGTCCTTCTGATAGATTTCTGATATAGTATCCAATGCAAGCTTAATTTCACACTTCGAAGTAGAACAGCGACATTCCCACTCATAACAGATATTATCCACCATCTGAAACGCTTCATCAGTGTCCGGAATCCAAATAATCAAGCCATCGGTATTCGACTGGATAAGTTCAAACCCTGGAATTACTTCCAGATGCTCTATCAGATCCAGCAACATCAATTGCCCATTGATACACATAATGTTGTTGTTTCGCGGATCATAAGCCGGATTTGTTCTATCTTTCATGGCACCTGATAATGCATTTAACATCTTCTTGTATGGCAGCTGCTGCTTCTTATAATACTTCGCAAGCTTCTTATCTCCTGCTCTTGCAGCAGCCTGTTGTTTCATTTTCAGCTGTTTTCTGGTCATGTAAATCTTCACATAGTTATCATTGGTTGCGGATCTGGTAACAAGATCCCAAGCGATCAGCATGGACGGATAGTAATTGTTTACGTCTACATGCAAGAGTAGTCCGCGCTTATGTATTGGCTTATCTGGTGCACCATGTAAGCCGCCAAACCCAAGTGTATGCGGTACACCTGCAACTATGGTTTCCAGTGATCTGGAGTAAAAATATTTTGACCACCAATATAAGTCCTTAGGATTATATTTATATCTTTCACCTGGTTTGGTATTTGGATCATTGTATTTCTTTTCCATTTCAGCAGTACAATCACGTACTGCTGATGCA